GCCCAAACCATAGTATGTCTGGCAGTATGGCGGGTGTCTGAAAGGACAAAACCCCTTGGTTTCCCAAGGGGTTCTGATGGTGCTGCCGAAAGGAATCGAACCTTCGACCTTACCCTTACCAAGACCGTTGTCTGTCTTATGTATGATGGCTGAATACCTATCATACACGGCGCTTTACTTGGGATGCAATCTGGTCTGTGTAGGTCGTTGTCGGTCGGTGTAGGTCAGTTTCCGCGCCCAAACGGGGCGCTTGCGCCCAAGCCTGCGCGCATATTTGCGCGCTCATTCCGCCGCGTCCAGGCTGTCGCCCGAGATGCTGTCGACAGCGGCGCGCAGCCGTTCCGGGCAGTGCTTCGCGTAGACCTTCTCGACCATGGCGAGCGAGTTGCCGAGCACGCCAGCGATGTCGTAGAGCGGCACGCCCCGGCGGGCCATCTGCGTGGCGGCCGTGTGGCGCAGGACGTGGGGGCTGATCCCGGTCTTCTTCGGCTTCATGCCGTCCCGGCGGGGCGCGGTGCGCTTCTCGCCGAAGCCGGCGCGCTCGGCGATGCACTGGACCGTCGCCCACACGTCGGCCTGGTGGTCCATGACGAACTCGTTGATGCGCTCGCGGTACATGCGCTCCAGCACCGGGAGCAGCGCCTTGGAGATCGGTACGCTGGCGCGACGCTTTTTCGTCACCTTGCGGCCCGGCACCGCCAGGTGGATGACGCCCGTCTCGAAGTCCACCCGGTCCCATGTCAGTTCCAGGATCGCCATCTTGCGGCCCGCCGTCTCCAGCGCCAGCCACAGGAACCGTTCGCCGCGCGTCATGCGCTCGGCCTTGCCACGCATGGCGGCGGCCGCATCAAGCAGGCGCTGAATTTCGTCGGTGCGCAGCCAGCGGTCGCGCGGCTGCCCATCTGGCGGAAGATCGAAAGCCGGAAGGTGGGCTGCTTGTATGATTTTGCGCTTGGGTGCGGCACTCCAATTCAGACATGCGCGCAACGCGACAAGCTCGCGGCGGATCGTAGACGACTGGGACTTGCCGCCGATGCGCCCGGTCATCCGGGCCTTCACGTAGTCGTCCACCACGTCCTGGTTGATGGCGGTCGGCGTCAAGGTGCCGAAGTGCGGCTCAAGCCGCTTCCAGGCGTTCCGCATGGTCACGGGCGACGCCACGTTGGGCTCGATGTGCTTCGTGTCGTAGACCTTCCAGAGGTCGGCCACCGTGAACTCGACGCCGCCGGACGACGGGGCCTCACGCTCCATCAAGAGCCATTGGCCGAGGAAAGCCTTCGCCGCAGCCATATCTCGCGTGCGAGTGCTGACGCGCTTGCTGCGGCGTTCTTCTGTCCAGTGGACGTACCAGACGCCGTTGTCGGCTTGCTTGAGTTCGGGGATCGACATTTCAGCTTCTCCAGGTATTCGGTGAGGTCGGCTTCGTCGACGAGCACAGGGCGCCCCGGCACATAGGCCAAGCGACCGCTCAGGCGCAGCCGCTTAACCTTGCTTTGCGAGCACCGGAGCCTTTTCGCTACTTCCGCTTCGGTTAAGAGCATCGTCGTTGTCCAGGAGTTCGGCTATTTTCACGGCGGTCTGCGTGCTCACCAGCCGGTTGACACGTACCCACGCCATGCTCGGGGCACCCGTGCTTACCTTCATCTCGAAGGCCGGCACCTCGTCCTCGTCGATGGCGACTTCGGTGTGGTTCGGCAGCAATTCCTCGGGCGGAACGCCGAGGGCGTCGGACAGTTTCTGAAGGTTGGTCGGGGTGGGCAGCGCCTTGCCCCGGATGTAGGTCGACACCGCGTCGCGCGGAATGCCAGCCTGACGGGCAAGCTCGCTCTGGTGCCAACCCTTCGCCAGCATGAGCCGATATAGGCGTTTTCCGAACTCCTGCTTGGTGAGACTTCTCGGGGCGAGCGGAATGCCCTGTAGCTCTTCCGCTCCGGTGACGTGGGTTCTGACTTTGCGCGGCATGACAGCCTCCCGTGGTTGGACTGTATGTCAGGTGTATTCTCTGTGGCGCGCATTGTCAAGACAACTTGTCCAACCTTTCCAGACAAAAGGACGCAACCACCGCGCATATAGCGTAAGGGGGGGGGTAAATCAGCGATCCAGCGCCATACGTTGTATGTTACTCTTAACCGCTTGGCAACCACAAAAGACAATTTGTCCTACAAAATGGTTGACGGCCGACATACAACGCGCCTAGCCTATTGGAGATCAAGGGTTAGCCTGATGGGCGGTGTCTGAATGTTCAACTTCGGAAAGTTCCTGCGGGACAAGTTTCGGGACCACAAAGAGGTGGTCCAACTGCTCCGTGCATACAATGCGAAGCAGCTACCGCAAGAAGCTGCCGTGATGAAGTGGTTTCAGCGCGAAACCGTTCCTAGCGAATGGTTTGCCGTCCTGCTCGCCTATTTGGAGATCGAGGAGGGCGGCCCTGTTCGACTGGCGAAATACCTCAAGGGAGCGTAATCGTGACGAACCGCAGCGTCCGGGAAGCGGAGGCGTTGGCCTATTGGCGCGCTTCCAGCCAAGCGAAATCGACTGACAACATGTCCGAGAACATCGACGACCTGGAGGTCATCGCCATCCACACCGACTGGCCGCGCATGCGCTGTGCCGCCTGCCGGGCGGCGAAGGCCCAGACCGCGCCGTGCTCGTTCGGCGCGTCGGCTGATTGTCTGTCGGGGGGAGGCCGCAATTGCGTATCCTTGGCGTAGACCCCGGAGCCTACGGCGCGCTCGCCCTACTAATCGACGGACGCCTGACCGACGTGGCCGACATGCCCATCCTCAAGGTGCGGCGCGGCAAGAGCGACAAGGCCGAGGTTGACGGGTATTCGCTGGCCGCTCTGCTGCGCGACCTGGCCCCCGACATCGCCCTCGTCGAACAGGTGGGCGGCATGACGGGGCAGAGCCCGAGCGCGAGTTTCAACTTCGGGCGCGCGGCTGGCGCGGTCGAGTACAGCTTGAAGACGCTGGGCGTGCGGGTGGAGACGGTGGCCCCGGCCACCTGGAAGCGCGCCATGCGCCTGAAGGGCGGCAAGGACGACAGCCGAGCCCTGGCGATGCGCCTGTGGCCGGCGAAGGCGGCGCTGTTCCAGCGGGTCAAGGACGATGGGCGGGCCGAGGCCGCGCTTATCGCCGAGTGGGCGCGAACGACGCTCGCCTTCCCCCAGGAAGTCACGCCCGACCGCGTGCGAGAGGAGATGTCCAATGTCTTCGGCTGATCCGGTGCGCGTTGCCATCCTGCACGAAGGCGCCAAGCTGACGGCCGGCGACCGCGACAGGGAATACGGCGACCCTCGCATCAACATGGCGTGCGCGGGCGAACTGAAGCGCGTTGTGCGCGCCCACCTGGCGCGAGCTATCAGCCCCGAGGAGCAGGAGGCGCTGGACATGGTGCTGACCAAGATCAGCCGCTACCTGACCGGCGCCCCGAAGCGCGACACCTTCGTCGACGGCGCGACCTATTTCGCCATCCTCGGCGAACTGGCCCTCGGAGCACCCGACAACCGACATACAAAAACTGTTGACTGATGTAGGTCATTGCGGCATACATCGAAATACAAGTCATACACGCTGTTCTATCTTTTCTGCTGCTATGAGGGCCTGAATGCCTACCCCCTTCCCATCCCAGTTGTCAGGAGCCGAGTTCCTGGCCGAGCGCAAGTCGGCGATCCTCGCCGACGCGCCCCGCGTGGGAAAGACGGGCGCGGCGATCATCGCCTGCGACTACGTGTTCGCCCGCAGCATCATCGTCGTGACCACCGCCTCGGGGCGCCCCAACTGGGCGCGTGAGTTCCGCGACTGGGGCTTCCCTCGCCGCATCCAGGTCATCTACACCTCCAGCGACCGAGTGCGCCCCGACGCCGAGGTGGTCATCGTCGGCTGGGGTATGGTGGCCGATCCGGCGCTGCTGGCACAGCTTACGGCGCGCCGCTGGGACGTGTTCATCCCCGACGAGGGACACTACGCTAAGAACCCGGACACCCAGCGCACCAAGGCGACGTTCGGGCTGATCGCCGACGACGGGTTGGTCCATGACGCATCCGCTGCCCTGGCGGGGTGCTCGGACATCGTGTGGAACCTGACCGGTACGCCCACGCCGACCGGCGCGCATGAGCTTTACCCCTTCTTGCGCGCCCGCCTGCCCGCCACCCTTCGGGAAGGCGGGCCGGACGTGACGCGCCTGAGCAACTTCACCCGGCGCTATTGCGAGTACAAGCTGATCCTGACCGGCCCGCCGCTGCACGTCCTGTACCGGGCGCTCACCGAGGCCCGCCCGGCGGTATTGAAGGCCGATCCGGCGAAAGGCTGGGCCGAGATCGACGGCCTGAAGGCGTTCAGCACCAATTACGGTCTGTTCGACGGCAAGACGGTGCGGCGGCGCATCGAGGAATTCGAGGACCGCATCGCCTTGCGGCCCAACCTGTTCACCCGCGTCGTCACCGGCACGAAGAACGCCGACGAGTTGCGGGCGCGGATCGGCGACGTGCTGCTTCGCCGGACGCAGGAAGATGTGGGCATCCGCCCGCCCGTCTACAGCATATTCTCGCTGAAGCCGGCCAAGCTGTCTTCCGCCGAGCGCCAGGCGCTGGCCGACATGGACGCCCGTTCCGCCGACATCCTGGACGCCGCCGAGGCCGGCAGGACCAGCAAGTTGGAAATGCACCTCGGGCCCCTGCGCCGCATCACCGGCCTCATTACCGCCCGCGCGCTGATCGAGGCGTTGAAGGACGAACTGGATGGTCGCCTTGACAAGGTGGTGCTCATGGCGTGGCACCAGGACGTTATCGACCTCCTGAAGGATGGCCTGGCGAAATATGGCGTCGTCGGCATCGACGGGCGAACGCCACCCACCAAGCGCGCCGAGCCCGTCGCCGCCTTCACCACCGGCACCGCTCGCGTCTTCGTGGGCCAAATCCAGGCGGCGGGCGAGAACATCGACCTGTCGGCCGCCAACGAACTCTTTTTCGTGGAGATGTCCTCCAACCCGAAGGACATGGCTCAGGCCGCGCTCCGCATTACCAACCACAAGCAGACACGGCAATGCTTCGTCCGTGTGTGCGCCCTTGAGGGCGGTATCAACGAAGCGCTGATGCGCATCGTGACGCGCCGCGTCGCGACAATGCGCCCCCTGATGGAGAACTGACCAGATGCCCGTGGAAATCAAGATTTGGCACGACGACGCCAGCCAGGCGCTCGCCGAGTTGCGTGTGCTGTCCGGCGGCCTGACCGCCGGCACCTACAGCGGCCCGCTCACCTCAGGCAGCGTCGGTGCTGTTGCAAACCGCACCGCCGAGGGCGGCCATGTGACGAGCGAGCCCACCGCCGTGGCGGCTTCGACCACCGACGCGGCCACCACCAGTACCGAGGAGCCGGCCAGGCGCAAGCGCCGCACCAAGTCCGAAATGGCTGCCGCCAACGCCACCGAAGTGGGCGCGCAGGCTGGCACGTCCGACACGGCGGATACCGAGGCGCAGGACGCCGCCGACGAGCAGGCCGAGAGCGAGGCCAGCAAGAAGGAACTGTCCCGCGACGACGTGCGCGCCGTGCTGGGCAAGTATGTCCAGAAATTCGGCATGGATGCCGCGCAGGAAGACGGCCCGAAGGTCATCGCCCTGATGTTCGGCGAAGGCAAGAGCAAGGTGTCCGACATCCCCGAGGACCAGGACAGCCTCGCCAAGGCTGTGGCCGGCGTCGAGGAGATGCTGGCGAAGAACCCCTTCAAGCGGGCCGAGGTGTGACATGCGCCACAACGCTTATCTCGACGAACCGGCGGGAGCAAAACCTCCCCCGCGCGAGTTCAGCAAAGAGCGCTACGGCTGGCGCGACCCCGGAAAGCCTGGCGAATTCACTATGCTGGACAAACGCCTCCTCCAAATCGACGAGGACTACCAGCGCGGGGAGAAGATCGTGCGCGTGTTGCGCATCGCGCGTGAGTTCTCTTGGCTCGCGTTCGGCGTCGTAACTGTCGGACGCAGGGCTAACGCGGCGGGGGGCGTCAGCTACTTCGCTATCGACGGGCAGCACAGGATGGCGGCGGCTTTGCGCCGCGACGACATCCATGCGCTTCCGTGTGTGGTGTTCGACACGTCCGGCATGACGGAAGAAGCCATCGCATTTTTGCTGATTAACGGTTCGCGCAACGCGCCGGACGCCATTGACCGGTTCAAAGCCGCTGTTATCAGCGAACAGCCCACCGCTGTGTTTGTCGCCAGGCTGCTTACCGATTTGGGGGTTCGCGTAACTCGCGGGACGCACTCGTCCAACTCGCTACGCTGCATCGCGGCTATCCTCAACATGGCCGACCAGGACCATCACGACTGCAAAACCGTCCTGACCGCCGCCGCCGCGCTGTGCCACAGCGCCCCCATCTCCAATCACCTCATCAACGGGCTGTGGTTCATCCACCGTAACGCGGAGCGCGGATTGGACGACAGCTATGTGGCTTCTCGCCTGCGCGGGGTCGGAGAGGAGCGCTTGGTGCTGGGGGCGAAACGCGCCGCGCAGCTTTATGTGGCCGGCGGTGCCCGGGTATGGGCGCTCGGCATGCTGGAGGAGATCAACAAGGGCGTGCGAGAGCACAACCGCCTTAAGCTGCGGGAGGCTGTCAATGGCTGACCGCAATACCAACACGCCACTGGGACGCCGCTACCGCCCGCTGGGCACCGTATCCTCAACCACAGTCGCGGACTTCCGCACCAAGCCCGACTGCCTGTTCAGCGCCGAAGACATTGCGGCCGCCGGCATTGTCGGTTCCCGCTCGGGACTGCGCCGCGCAATTCAAAACGGCAAGTTTCCCCACCCGATCCGCCTGCCCTCTGGCCGGCTGGCTTGGCGTGGTGCCGTAGTCGCCGCGTGGTTTGACAAACTGGAGAACGAAAATGGCTGACCACGGCGCGCGCGACCACGCCAAATGGTCCGCGTCGGCCACCTCCAGGAATTGGGGGTGCCCCGGCGCCCTGGCCCTGGCCGAGACGGTCGAGAAATTGGAGAAGGAGAGCGAAGCTGCGGCCTGGGGCACGGCGTGCCATCAGGTCAGCGAGAAGTGCCTGCGTGAAGACCGCGACGCCATTGAATTCGTGGATCGCGTGGAGAAGACCAAGGAGCACACCTTCACCGTCGACGAGGAGATGGCGGAAACCGCCCAGACCTACGTCGATTACGTGAGGGGGCGCATGGCGGAATACGCCGAGGCGACGGGCGACAAGGCCGTCCTCTCGATCGAGCAGAAGTTCAGCCTGGACAAGCTCAAGCCGCCATTCGAGGCCGGCGGCACCGCCGACGCGGTGCTGTGGTTCCCCAAATGGGGCCTGATCGAGGTCATCGACCTCAAGGGCGGGCGTGGCGTGGTGGTGGAAGCCACCGGCAACCCGCAACTGCGCACCTACGCCTTGGGCGCCATGCTCGCCAATCCTGGGCTGGCGGTGGAAAAGGTCATGTCGACCATCGTCCAGCCGCGCGCCGGCCACAAGGACGGGCGCATCAGGTCGGAGACGTTCCACGTCGTCGACCTGATGGAATGGACGGCGGATTTGCTCGCCGCCATGCACAAGGCCAACGAGGCGGGCAACGCCCACCGCGAGATGGGCGACATGCAGTGGGCGGCGCAGTACCTGAGCGCCGGATCGCACTGCAAGTTCTGCCCGGCGGCCGGCATCTGCCCGTCCCTGGAGCAGAAGGCGACCGACGCTGCTGGTGTCTGGTTTGACGACCTCGACCAGCCGCGTATCGCCAACACGCCCGACAGCCTTGACCCCGAGCGCATGTCCCGGACCCTCGACATGCTCGACATGATCGAGGACTGGATCAAGGCGGTGCGGGCGCTCGCCCACACCCAGGCCGAGATGGGCGTCGAAATCCCCGACTACGTTCTCGTTCCCAAACAGGGGCGCGAGAAGTGGCTGGACGACGCCGAGATGACGGTTCGCGTGAACTGCATCGAGGCGGGGCTGGCGGAAGAGAAGTTCGTCAATCCCGGCAAGCTCCGCACGCCGAAACAGGTCCGCGACGCCCTCAAGAAAGTGGGTGCCACGGACACCATCAAGGCGCTCGACGGCCTGTCCGAAATTCCCGACACCGGCACGAACCTCGTTCGCGCCGACAAGACCACCCGGCCTGCGGCGACGCCCAAGGCCCAGAAGTTCTTCACCGTGCTCGACTAACAGAGGAGATCAGCACAAATGGCTCGTTCCGAAGATATCAAGACCCCGCTGGCGCGCCTGGCCTTCACCCAGTCGCTGTTCAAGCCGCAGGACCGCGACAACGGCAAGAAGCAGTACGGTTGCTCGCTGCTGTTCGCCAAGTCGGAAGACCTGTCGGCCCTCCAGAACGCCGCGTTGAAGGCGGCGACCGACGAGTGGGGCGAGAAGGCCGTCCAGTGGATCAAGGACGGCGTCATCCACAGCCCGTTCCTGGACGGCGACGGCCCGCAGGGGCTGAACAAGAAGACCGGCGAGCGCCATGCCGGTTTCGCCGGCTGCCGCTTCATCCGCGTCATCTCGGGCGAGGAATACCCGCCGAAGCTGTTCAGTAAGCAGGTGCGCCCGATCAGCGGTCAGGAGGAACTGTACAGCGGCTGCTACGGCTACGCCGTCGTCAACGCCTTCACCTGGGAGAACAAGGAGAAGGGCAAGGGCATCAGCTTCGGCGTCTCCATGATCCAGGTCGCCAAGGACGGCGAGAAGCTGGGCGGCGGTGGCGGTGCCAACCCCGACCAGTTCTTCGACAAGATCGAGGACGAGGGCGAAGCCCCCGCCGAGACGAAGGACGGGAAGGGCGCGGCGGGCCTTTTCGGCTGACCGCTTGTATGAAATGACGGACGACGCTGGCATACAATAGCCAGCGTCGTTCCGAACCAAGGAGAACGCCGTCATGGCGAAGCAAGCCACGCTTTCCGGCCTCGTCACCCGTGAGACGGACAGCGCCGTCCTCATGGAACTGGAGGACGGGTCGCAGCACTGGGTTCCCCGCTCCGTCTGCGTTTCCGGCGACACGATCACCGAAGGCGACACCGACATCCTCGTCGCCTGCTGGTTCTTGGACAAGGAGGGCATCAGCTATGAGTAAGGACAACCCCGGCATCGGCCACAACAGCGGTGACGCCATCGGCGGTATCGCCAGCGAGGCGCTGCGACAGTTCGTCGCCCGCATCGAGCGCTTGGAAGAAGAGAAGCGCGCCACCCAGGCCGACATCAAGGACGTGTACGCGCAGGCCAAGTCGCAAGGCTTCGACACGAAAATCCTGCGCAAGGTCATCCAGCGCCGCCGGATCGACGCCATGGAGCGCGAGGAGCAGGACCAGCTTCTCGAACTCTACGAAGGCGTGTTCGCATGAGCCCCGCCGCGCATCTGGTCGAGGAAGCCGCCGAGCGCGGCTTCCAGATCGCCCGCCTGCTGAACGCCAACGGCACTTGGCAGGCCGCCTTCAAGGACGACAGCGGCGTCCTGTTCGCCGGCAGCGGCGACACCCTGGAAGCCGCCCTGCGCGACGCGCTGGACAGCGCACCGACGACGGGGGGGTGAGCCATGGCACGGCGCAAGCCCGAAATCCCGACATGGCCTGGTGACATGGTGCGCCAACTGCGCAAGGAGGCGGGTTTGTCCCAGCGCCAGCTTGCCGAAGCCGCCGGTTACAAGGTGGTCAACACCGTGCAGCGCTTCGAGACGCACTACTCGGCCGCCCTGGTGACGTTTGAACGTCTCCTCGGCGCGCTTGGCTACGAACTCGAAGTGGTGAGGTGCCAATGACCAACTTCGGCACCCTGTACGTCGCCCCTGGCCGCAACGTCATCGGTTTCAGCGTCGCCCATGAGGAGCTTCACCGCGAGGCCCTGCTGACGGTGCGCGAGGTCCGCGCACTGATGGCTGAACTGGAGCGAATGCTGACGGCCCTGGAGAAAGCGCCGCCCACCCCCACGCCCGAGCCGGTGCCCACCGCCGCCAACCTGAGCGTGTTCGACTGAGGAGGAGAAGACGATGAACAACTGGGAACACCGGTTCATGGCGCTGGCCGCCCACATCGCGGCCTGGAGCAAAGACCCGTACACGAAGGTGGGCTGCGTCGTCGTGGGCCCGGACAACGAAATCCGCTCCACCGGCTTCAACGGCCTGCCGCGCGGCATCGTCGACGACCCCATGCGCATGGAGCGTCCGGCCAAATACCTGTGGACCAGCCACGCCGAGGAGAACGCGGTCGCCCATGCGGCCAGGATCGGTGTCGGCATGAAGGGCTGCACGGTCTACGTCACCCACTGCCCGTGCTCGCGCTGCGCCCGCTCGCTGATCCAGGCCGGCGTCAAGCGCGTCGTGTGGTCCACCGGCCTGACCTCCATGCCACCCGAGGAGTTCGAGGTGGCGCTGGCGATGTTCGAGGAGGCCGGCGTGCTGACCCGCGAGCTTCAGCCGTGACCGCCTATTACAACGAGATCGAGCCTTACGCCGCCGCGTGGCTCCGCAACCTGATCGCCGAGGGCCTGATAGCGCCCGGCGACGTGGACGAGAGGGACATTCGCGATGTCACACCCGCCGATCTGGGGGGGTACACCCAGTGCCACTTCTTCGCCGGCATCGGCGTCTGGAGCTACGCCCTGCGCCTCGCCGGATGGCCCGACGACCGACCCGTCTGGACCGGCTCCTGCCCTTGCCAGCCTTTCAGCGCGGCAGGCCGAGGCGCTGGGTTTGCTGACGAGCGGCACCTTTGGCCGCACTGGCACCACCTCATCAGCCAGTGCCGCCCTCCAGTCGTCTTTGGCGAGCAGGTTGCGAGCAAGGACGGCCTCGGCTGGCTCGACCTTGTTCAAGCTGACCTGGAAGGATCGGCCTACGCCGTCGGGGCGGCTGATCTGTGCGTTGCGGGCGTCGGTGCTCCGCACATCCGGCAGCGCCTCTGGTGGGTCGGAGAAGACCGGCTGGCCCACGCCCCGCGTGTTCGACATCCACAACGAGCGATACGGGACTGCGTTGGCGCGGCAGGAACGGTTGAAGGAGGCAATGCGGAGTGGCGGCCAGCGCTGGTCGGGCTGCATGGGGCTTCCGGCCTTGGCGGAGACGGCAAGCTGGCCGACCAGTCTGACACCGCCGCAGAAGGGCTACAACGGTGCGGGCAATTCGGACAGCTTGAGGAAAATGGTCGAATTGGTGACGGAGCTTACTGGCCCCGCCCGACGAACGGTTTCTGGCGAGACGCTGATTGGCTCTTCTGCCGGGATGGAAAGTGGCGGCCAGTTGAACCCGGCACATTCCCGCTGGCTCATGGGGCTCCCGCCCGAGTGGGACGCCTGCGCGCCTACGGCAACGCGATCTCCCCGTACCCGGCGGCAGAAGTCATCGGCGCCTACCTCGACGCCGAAATCTTCCTCTGAAGACATTTTCGCATGACGCCCGCACCCAAGGAGACCTCGCCGATGTCGATGCTGGACCACGCTATCGCCCTCGCGAGACGGGGCTTCCACGTCTTCCCCATCATCGAGGGCGGGCGCACCCCGGCGATCATCGGCTTCCCCCAGCGGGCCACCCGGGACGAGGCGCAGATCCGCGCCTGGTGGGTCGAGCACGACCCGGTCCTCGGCGTCGATCGCGAGCACGACTACAACGTCGGCATCTACACCGGCCGCTTCGGCGACGACAAGGCGCTGCTGGGGGTGGACGTGGACACCAAGAAGGGCAAGAGCGGCAACGCCAGCCTGGACTACCTGGACATGATGGAGGGCGTGCCGGACACGCTCACCGCCGCCACGCCCAGCGGGGGCCGCCACCTGCTCTATGTGGTCGACGAGCCGCTGAAGACCGGCGTCAACGTTCTGGGTAACGGCCTGGACACCCGCTCGGGCGGCGGCTACGTGGTCGGCGCCGGCAGCGTCACCGACAGCGGCACATATCGCTGGGCCAACGAGGGCGTGCCCCAGCCGGCTCCGGGATGGATG